TCAGGTAACATCAAAAAACAGTATGTTACCTGACAACTCCTTAATGCGACAGAGCCGGAGCTCTTGCCCCAACAGTATTCCGGTCATCTCAAAATTAGAATCAGTATTAGACATATGTTTAAGCCTATCTCTTATTTTAAGATACATCTACTGTCTGGTGTTTATCGGGGCCGCCCCACTCGCACCGAAGGGGTGCTACGTTCTTAGTATTTCCCCTGCCAGTAAGTAAACCCAGTACCCAATGATTTACCAGTGACGCAGGGCCATCCGGGGTCATGTGATATAGAGATTTAAAGAAGGTGAGGCTGCAGAATAGTCGTGCTCACACTCACACTGTCCCATACTCTATTCATTCGTTAATAACAGCGATCGTTGTCAATTTTTAATAAAAGACCTTTCCGATTATTATTTATTTTTTGATAGGTTTCATCTACCAATGAGGGGTGTAATGATCGATACTAACAATTATTATTACTTGTTTTTTTCTCCTATAGTTTATTTAGTGAAGCAATAGAGCGAGTCTGAAAATATTAGGTTAATAGGCTGAGTAATAGTCGCCAGGCGTATTGTTGATACGTCCTGTTATGTCAGTCATGCTTATGGTTTTAGGGTCGTATTCCAAGCTGATTACCATATGGTTTCTCATTATTAAGGTGTTTTATATGAGGTTACATTCGGTTAGGTTTTTTGTCGTGAGATTAACTTTGTCGCTGTCATGAGTTAATCGAGGCTAAACTGGCAGGAGGATGCAAGATATCAATGCGAGGCGCAGTTTGGGGATCCATTCTATTTATCATTGTAGGATTTTTGTGGTCATCCCGATATTACTATCAGCAGTCCATTAAATGGCAGGAAAAAGCCAAAGAAGCCAGTGCGTCAGTCAGGCAATATGAAGTTCAACTTAAAGTGCTACAGAGCCAGCAGCGCAAGCTTGCTGAATTAGATGGACACTACACGGAGAAACTGAATGAGGCTGAACAAGAGAATACGGCTCTGCGCTCTCAGCTTGCCCGTGGTCATCGCAGGATGCTCGTCTCTGGACAAAAAGCCTGTTCAGACCGAACATCGTCCTCAACCCGCAGCCTGGGCCATGATGGCGCCATCGAACTCTCTGCAGATACTGGACAGCGTATTCTTTCTGTCCGGGAAGGCATCATCCGAGACCAGCAAAAACTGATGTATCTTCAAAGTTATATTCAGCAGTTCTGTCTGCGAGAGTAAGAAGCGATAGCAGTTTCATTATGTGGTACGTGCCCATTATTAGAGGTCTATTACTATCCGATTTACGCGAATTTATAACATTAACAAAAATTGGAGTGCTAATGATGGTTTTCACGTTATCCAAACCGCTTCCTGATAATGACCGGGTTTTTTCGTGGTTGATTGTGGGAGGATTCTCCGCCTGGGGCGGTATTGTCCGATACCTAATGGAAAACAAGGCCTATGGAAAAAATTTTTTATGGCATGGGGCTTTCAGTCAGGTCGTGATTTCCGGATTTACGGGTTTTTTAGCCGGGGTTTATAGCTATGAACAAGGGTACAGTGAATTTATGACCATGGTCTTCTCTGGGTTAGGCGGGGCATTTGGGGGGCATTTATTGGACCTGTTATGGAAGCGGTTTGCCCATTCATTAGAAAAAGAAAAAAACTCTAAACACTAGAGTCGAGACAAGCCGCCTGGCACAGCCGATTTTCAATGGTGGGATGTCTTTCACGACATACGGATAAGTAAATATACATCATGAGTCATTGATGGTCGTGTCTTGAATGTTTATTTGTGATGCTCTGTCAAGAGACTCATTAATTTCACTGTGTTATTAATGTAAGTGGGTGGTTTTGGAAGCGATATAATCTTAGTTACTCGAAAGGCTTCCTTTATAGAATGAACCCGGGCTGCACATATGTTAAATAAAAATTGAAATGACGCTCATTAAGTTGATTTTGTTAAAAATGGACTGGAGAGTGGTCGTAGCTGTCTTTGTGCTCTTTTCATTGTCCTGTTTTATATTTCATATTACACATCAGGGAAATACGTTAGAGGTCAAGGCTGCCATGATTTACATCATATTGCTGTGTGCATTGCACTCCATGTCAAATATAGATGGGCTGTGGCGCTATATCAGTAATGCCATTTTATCTCTGCTATCAGCGGCCAGTTAAGCCTGCAAACCTGGAGGTTGCCATGAAAACCGGCATTAATAGTCTTAATCTCATTAAAGAGTTTGAGGGGCTAAGGCTTCAGGCCTATAAATGCCCGGCGGATAGATGGACCATTGGTTATGGCCATACCGCCGATGTCAGCGCGAATGATGTTATCACCGAAGCGCAGGCTATTTCCTTATTGTGTCAGGATGTGGTGGAGAGTGAACGGGCGGTCAATCAATATGTGCATGTTCCGCTTACGCAAAATCAGTTTGACGCCCTGGTTTCCTTTGTTTTCAATCTCGGTATCGGGAGTTTTCGTAACTCAACGCTCCTGAAAAAACTTAATGCCGGTGATGATGACGGCGCGGCCCAGGAATTTGGGCGTTGGATCCATGCCGGCAGTAAAGCGCTGCCCGGCCTGGTACGCAGAAGAGAGGCCGAAAGAGCACTCTTCCTGAAATAAGTAGCACAATTAAACGTATTTCTTTTTTTATAAGCATGAAAAAACAACTGGTGTAAATCAGGGGCGGTAGCATGCTTTTTTTCAGGGGAATACCGAGTTAATTAGTCCGTACTCCATGTAAATAATTTCATCGAGATTATTTGCACTCATTATCCATTGTAAAAAGAAGGATTGAATTCATGGCTATTACCGCAGGCGACATTGCAGTGCAATACCCCATTCCGACCTATCGCTTTATTGTGACCCTGGGCGATGAGCAGGTGCCGTTTACCAGCGCTTCCGGTCTGGATATTAATTTCGACACCATTGAATACCGCGACGGCACAGGCAATTGGTTCAAAATGCCCGGCCAGCGACAGGTCCCTAATATTACGCTGAGTAAAGGGGTATTCCCGGGCAAAAATGCGATGTATGAGTGGATTAATTCCATTCAACTCAATCAGGTTGAAAAGAAAGACATCATGATCAGCCTGACCAATGAAGCCGGCACGGAAGTGCTGGTCAGTTGGAATGTGAGCAACGCCTTCCCAACTTCGCTGACCTCCCCGTCATTTGATGCGACCAGTAACGAAATTGCGGTACAGCAAATCACGCTCATGGCCGATCGCGTGACCATTCAGACTGCCTAATCAAGAGGATATGTTGCCATGACAGTGACAACCACTTACCCCGGCGTTTATCTCAGTGAAGATGCCGTATCGAGCTTTTCGGTCAACAGCGCCGCCACCGCCGTGCCCCTGTTTGCGTACGACAGTAAAAGTGCCGCCACCACGAATAAACCGATTCAGATTTTCCGCAACTGGGCGGAGTTTACCGCCGTTTATCCTGCGCCGCTGAAAGACGCTTTTTATACCAGCCTGAGCCTGTGGTTTATGCACGGCGGCGGTAAATGTTATCTGGTGAACGAGACCAGTATCGCCGACGCGGTGGCGCAATACGATGATATTACGCTGATTGTTGCGGCAGGGACGGATACCTCGACGGCTACCCCTATTTATGATGCTTTCACCATGGTGGTGAGTCAGGGCTACCGTATTTTTGGCCTGTTTGACGGCCCGCAAGACAAAATTGACGGCACGAAAAAGCCGGATGAGGTCATGAACGCGTATCCGACCTCCCCGTTTGGCGCGGTGTTTTACCCGTGGTGCACCCTGGCATCGGGTGAGGCGGTGCCGCCGAGCGCCATCGCCGCGGCCGCCATTGCCCAAACCGACCGTGCGCGTGGCGTGTGGAAAGCGCCGGCCAACCAGGCCGTGAATGGCGTTACCCCGATGTTCGCCGTCAGCGATGATTTTCAGGGCACATATAACCAGGGCAAGGCGCTGAACATGATCCGCACGTTCCCGGGCCAGGGCACCGTGGTGTGGGGCGCCCGCACGCTGGAGGACAGCGATAACTGGCGCTATATCCCGGTTCGTCGCCTGTTCAACGCGGTTGAGCGGGATATTCAAAAAGCCCTGAATAAGCTGGTGTTTGAACCCAACAGCCAGCCGACCTGGCAGCGCGTCAAGGCCGCCGTAGACAGTTATCTGCACGGTTTGTGGCAACAGGGCGCGCTGGCCGGTAATACCCCCGCCGACGCCTGGTTTGTTCAGGTCGGCAAAGATCTCACCATGATCCAGGAAGAGATCAATCAGGGGAAGATGATCATCAAAATCGGCCTGGCCGCGGTTCGCCCGGCAGAATTCATCATCCTGCAGTTCAGCCAGGATATCGCGCAATAATTCACTGAAGGAAAAGAACATGCCTACAGATACAACTGTACCGGGTGTTTATATTGAAGAAGATGCCTCGCCGGCGATGTCGGTGAGCGCGGGAGCGACCGCCGTGCCGTTATTTGTCGCGCGTTTTACCCCGCTCAAGTCAGAGCTGGCGGGCGTGATCACCCGCATCGGCAGCTGGCTGGACTACACCACACTGTTTGACAGTAACGTGCCTTCTTCCACCACTGTCACCGTGACGTCAACGGAGGTTGAGCTGCCTCCTGAATCCGACGCGCTGGAAACGGCGTCGTCTACAGCGGCCGCGCGCGACGATGAGGCGACAAAACAGTACACCTATCAGATTAATGATATTGCGGTTCTGGATCCTACCGCCTCCGTCGCCCTGCGGCTCTATTTCCAGAACGGCGGTGGCCCGTGCTACCTCTATCCGCTGGAAAAGGCAGACGATAAAGACGCATTGGCCGCGTTGCCGGGCCTTATCGATGAGGTGGGGGCGATCACGCTGCTGGCCTGCCCGGACCCCGACGAGGCTTACCGCACGGCGGTGTATGGCGCACTGGCCGCCTCACTCGGCCTGCACAAAGGGTACTTCCTGCTGGCCGACAGCGCCAATGGCGACGCGCCCAGTGCAGTCAGTGGGTCCGCCCAGGTGGCGGTGTATTACCCGAACCTAGAGGTGCCGCACATCCGGACGCTGGGTGATAAGCAGGTCTCCATCACCGGCTACATCGACGGGACGGGCACGACCATCGCCACGCTGACCGACCTGCGTACCGCTAACGCCGACTTTGCCGGTAAAATTGTGCAATCCCTGTCCGGTTACCTGAGTGCGCCACTGTCGCTGCCGCCTTCCGCATTGATGGCGGGGGTGTACGGCAAGACCGACGGTGAACGCGGGGTGTGGAAAGCGCCGGCGAACGTGGTGCTCAATGGCGTCAGCGATGTCAGCGTTCGGGTCACCAATGAGCAACAGGCGGAACTGAACCCGAAAGGCATCAATGTCATTCGTCATTTCAGCGATCGCGGACTGGTCGTGTGGGGCAGCCGCACACAGAAAGAGGATGATGACTGGCGCTATATCCCGGTGCGCCGCCTGTTCGATGCGGCAGAGCGCGACATCAAAAAGGCCCTGCAGCCAATGGTGTTTGAGCCCAACAGCCAGCCGACCTGGAAACGGGTGCAGGCAGCGATTGAACACTACCTTCACCGCCTGTGGCAACAGGGCGCCCTGGCCGGCAATAAAGCGGAAGAGGCGTATTTTGTACGCGTCGGTAAGGGTATCACCATGACACAAGACGAGATTAACCAGGGGCAAATGATCATTCAGGTGGGGATGGCCGCCGTGCGCCCGGCCGAGTTCATCATCCTTAAGTTTACTCAGGACATGTCTCAGTAAAGGGGGAAACCCCTTTTCCGACTCTTTATAAGGATACTGTGATGGCAATGGTTCTTCCTGGGGTTTCGTACGATGAAACGCTGTTAACGCAGGCGTCAAACGACGATCCGGTGACGATGCCCCTGTTTATTGGTTATACCTTCCCTGATGTGGCTATACCGGTCACGGTGATGCTGCCCGTCAGCGTGGGATCACTGACGCAGGCGATCGTCCACTTTGGTCAACGTGGGACGCTGGCGTACTCCCTGCGCCACTTCTTTGAGAACGGTGGGCGGCAGTGCTACGTGCTGTCCCTCGGGCCAGGGCAGGGAGAACCGGCCGCGCGTCTGCACGCGCTGATTGGCGCATTACAGGCGCCGCAGATGCTGGAGACGCTGTTGGCGGATGACAAGACCGGCCTGGTCCTGGTACCGGAGCTGAGTGAGCTCAATGAGGTGAATGCGGCTGAGGTTGACGTCGATGCCCTGTGGTATCAGGGCTGGCAAGCGTTACTGACGCTGTGTCGTCAGGCCCCGCAGCGCTTTGCGCTGCTGGAGTTACCGGACGCCCCGGCGCAGGCGGTGACGCTGACCGGGCAGTCTTTTTCCGCAGACTTGTGCCAGCGCGGGGCGGCCTGGTGGCCACGGCTGGAAACCAGTTACCAGGATGAGGCGTCGGCACCCGTGGTGTTGTCCCCCCTGCCGGCTGTCGCGGCTGCTATTCAGCGCAGCGCCCACGATAACGGGGTCTGGAAGGCGCCGGCCAACCTCCCGTTGGCCAAAACCCGTCGACCCACCCAAAGTATCCTGACATCTCAGGCATTGCTGGATAATCAGGGGGTGTCCTGCAACCTGATCCGCAGTTTTGTCGGGAAAGGCGTGCGCCTGTGGGGATGCCGGACCTTGCTCAACGAGGAGAATACGGCCTGGCGCTATATCCAGACCCGTTTGCTGGTCAGCAGCGTGGAGCACTACCTGAGCAAACTGGCGCGCGCTTACCTGTTTGAGCCGAATACCGCCCCGACCTGGATGAAATTGAAGGGCCAGGTCTGGACGTGGCTGCGGCAACAATGGCTGGCCGGGGCGTTTTTCGGCACGGTGGAGGAGGAGGCTTTTTCGCTCAGTATCGGGCTGGATGACACCATGACGCAAGACGATATTCACCAGGGAAAGATGATCCTGCAGGTCCGTCTGGCGCTGCTGGCCCCCGCGGAATTCATCGACATCAGCCTGACGCTGGATCTGCGTGACGGCACGGCCAGCGCGCAAATCGGAGGATAATCATGATGAATACACCCGCGGTATCCCACCGTTTTCTCGTCAATTTTTTATTTAACAACATTCCGAGTCCGTTTGACATTGCATTTCAGCGCGTCTCCGGGTTGTCGCGCACGCTGGCCGTGAGCCAGCACCGGGAAGGGGGCGAAAATGCCCGCAACCTCTGGCTGGCCGAACAGGTGGATCACGGCAGCCTGGTGCTGGAGCGCGGCGTGATGAACGCCTCCCCCCTGACGGTGCAGTTTGACCGCGTGTTGCGGCGGGAAAGCACGCAGTGGGCCAACGTGGTGATCATGTTGCTGAACGAGCTTTCATTACCGGTGACCACCTGGACACTGAGCCATGCCCTGCCGGTGCGCTGGCAGATGGGCGATTTGGATGCCGGCAGTAACCAGGTGCTCATCAACACACTTGAGCTGCGCTACCAGGATATGCGCATGCTGGGGATAAAACTATGACCGTCGAAATTCATGAGTTGATCGTCCAGGTTGAGGTCACCGAGCAGGCCCCTTCTGCTCCGTCCCTGCCTTTTGCGCAGCACCGTGAGTGGGACGACGAGCTGTGGGTGGAGAGGATTAAACAAGAGGTGCTGGAACAGCTGCTTGAAAGGGGGCGCCAGTGAGCTTACTTGAACGGGGGCTGTCAAAGCTGACCCTCAACGCCTGGAAAGATCGCGAAGGGAAAATCCCTGCAGGCAGCATGAGCGCGATGTATAACCCGGAGACGATCCAGCTGGATTATCAGACGCGCTTTGACACCGAAGACACCATCAACACGGCGTCGCAAAGCAACCGCTATGTGATTTCCGAGCCGGTCGGCCTCAACCTGACCTTGTTGTTTGACAGCCAGATGCCCGGGAATACCACCCCGATAGAGACGCAGCTGGCGATGTTGAAAACCCTTTGCGCCGTGGATGCGGCCACCGGGTCACCTTACTTTTTGCGCATCACCTGGGGAAAAATGCGCTGGGAGAATAAAGGGTGGTTTGCCGGGCGCGCCCGCGATTTATCGGTCACCTACACGCTGTTTGATCGTGACGCCACGCCGCTGCGGGCCACCGTGCGGTTAAGCCTGGTGGCGGATGAGAGCTTTGTCATTCAGCAATCCCTTAAGGCGCAAAGCGCCCCCGACCGTGCACTGGTCAGCGTACCGGATCTGGCCTCGCTGCCGCTGCTGGCGCTCAGCGCCGGCGGGGCGCTGGCCGGCAGCGTCGATCCGTTATCGCTGGCCTGGGATAACGATTTGGATAATCTCGATGATTTTCGGTCCGGAGACCTGCTGCGGGCGACGAAAGGGGGGGAGGCATGAGCCACATCACCCTGAGCATTGCGGGCAAGCCGAGCACATTGGGGATCCGTCGTTTGCGGGTACAGCAGCTGATCAATGAGATCCCGCTGGCACAGCTGGAGCTGCGTATTCCCACGGATAACCATGGCGCAGCGGATAGCGCGGTACAACGCGAAGTCAGCCGTTTTAGCCTGGGCGCCCGGGTGGTGATTGCCCAGGATAACACGCCCCTTTTCGACGGGTATCTGGTGCAAAAGAAGATGCAGCTGAAGGGCAAAGACTGGTCCGTGCGGCTGGAGGCACGCCACGCGTTGCAGAAACTGACGTTTTTGCCCCATAGCCGGGTATTCCGTCAGCAGGATGACAGCACCGTCCTGAAGGGGCTGTTGCAGTCTGCGGGGGTGACAGTGACGCAAAAAGCGGCGGCGCAGCTGAGCAGCAAACACGATCAGCTGATCCAGTTTCGCCTCAGTGACTGGCAGTTTATTCGCAGCCGGCTGCTGTCCACCAACTGCTGGCTGCTGCCCGATGCCGCCAGCGATAAGGTGGTGATCCGCCCATTGTCCGACGCGGCAACGGCCTCACGGCGCCTGACTCGCGACAGTCGCGACTACAGGCTGTATGACATCAATTTGAGTTTTGATAACCGCTTTACGCCGGACAGCCTGTCACTGCAGGGATGGGATATTACCGCGCAAAAGCTCACGCCGGCGCAAAAAAGCGCGGCCGGCGCGTTTCGTCCCTGGAAGCCTGAGGGTCAGGTTGGTCAGGCTTCCGCCGGGCGGCAAGATTACGCCCTGGCGTTCAGCATGCTGCCTGAAGCCACGCTGCAAGCCCTGTCGAGCTCCTGGCTGAACTATCAACAGATGACCGGCGTACAGGGCCACATTGTGCTGGCGGGGACCCGGGACTTCGCGGCGGGCGAGAGCATCACCCTGAGCGGGTTTGGGGCGGGGCTGGACGGCACGGCGATACTGAGCGGGGTCAATCAGCTGTTTGATACGGAGAATGGCTGGCGCAGTGAGCTGGTGATGGGGTTGCCGGCGTCCATGCTGGAGCCCGCCCCCCCGGTGCGGTCGCTGCATATTGGCACGGTAGCGGGTTTTACCGCCGATCCCCAACATCTGGATCGGATCGCCCTGCATCTGCCGGCTCTGAACCTGCCCGACTCGCTGATTTTTGCTCGCCTGAGTAAGCCGTGGGCCAGTCACGCGAGTGGATTTTGTTTTTACCCGGAGCCTGGTGATGAAGTGGTGGTGGGGTTTATCGACAGCGATCCGCGTTACCCAATCATCCTGGGGGCGATGCACAACCCGAAAAATACGGCGCCGTTCCCACCGGATGAAAAGAACAACCGTAAGGGGCTGATCGCGAGTCAAGCCGACCAGACACAGGCTCTGATGATCGACACCGAGGAGAAAACACTGACGCTGATGGCCGGTGACAATGCGCTCACCTTAACCGGCGAGGGGGACATTGCCCTGCATACGCCGAACGCCCTGCAACTGCAGGCCGAGGGTAAGTTGTCGATCGCGGGCAAGCAGCAGGTGGAGATCACCAGTGAGGGAGAGGTTGCCATGCGTACGCCGAACGCCCTGCAACTGCAGGCCGAGGGTAAGTTGTCGATCGCGGGCAAGCAGCAGGTGGAGATCACCAGTGAGGGAGAGGTTGCCATGCGTACGCCGAAAGCCCTGCAACTGCAGGCTGACGGTAACCTGTCTATCAACGGTAAACAGCAGGTGGAGATCACCAGCGTAAAAATTAACCTGAAAAAATAACCTATTACGGTGAGGTTGCGATGAGTAACGACATTTTGACAGCGACCCTGGGGCAATGCTGGGCATTTCCACCCCGGTTTGAGCCCGACGGCGTGTCCCTGACGGCGGGCGTTGAGGCGGTGATGCAGAGTCTGCGCGTGCTGTTTATGACGGAGCCGGGCGAACGCATTATGCGTGAGAGCTATGGCGCGGGCATGCATGATTTCATCTTTGAGAATATCACCGATGAACTGCTGGCCAACATCCACAACCGCATCGAAGAGAGCATTCTGCGCCATGAACCCCGGGCGCTGCTCAAGGACGTCATCATCCAGCCGGGGGCACAGGATGCGAGCCGTCTGCGGGTGCAGATCACCGTGTCTCTGTCGGGCACGGATCTGATCGAGACGGTGGACGGGACGCTGAATATCCATGACGGCCAGACGCTGAGGTTACTATGA